GTTTGCTGTTGTAGTAGCATAAAATGTAGCCGTATTAGTTTGACCAGTAATGTTTATTGCCGCAGCATTTACCAGCGTAGAATTGGCTGTAAAGGTAGTTCCTACAGTATAAGATGCTGCATTCATAGTTCCAGTATGATACGCGCCGATAGTATTGGCTACGAAAGCAGTGCCAACATTTGCAGAAGTCGTAGCGTATAGGGTAGCAGCGTTAACCTGACCAGTAATATTAATAGCAGCAGCATTAACAAGTGTTGAATTTGCTGTGAATAATGTTCCAACTGAATATGATGCAGCATTAATTGTATTTGCCAATATAGATGAACTAAATGTAATTGTGTTACTGAATGTCTGTGTGTTAGTCCAAGCGTACTGAGCGGCTTGATTAACTGATGCTGCACCTGCAGACGCCCAATATACGTTACCAGAGCCATTTGAGGAAAGTATTTGTCCAGCAGTACCCTGCGAACCCGTAGAATCAATAACACTAATGCCTGGATTCAGTACCAAGTTAGCGTTGTGCGTTGCCTTACCAGAGAAGTAAGTATTGGTACCTGTGAAGTTTATGTTACCAGATAGAGTACGGCTGTCGGTGTTCTGCACGTAGTTAGCAGCTGCAACTGTTCCTAAGTAACCAGCGGCATTAGCAGTCAATGTTGCAACGTTAGCAGATAGACCAGCAGTAGTTTGATAACCAGATGCTATTGTTCCACCAAGATAAGAAGCGTTGTTAGATGAAAGCGTAGCAACGTTAGCAGATAGACCAGCAGTTGTTTGATATCCTGAAGCTGCTGTTCCACCAAGATAAGAAGCGTTGTTTGCAGTTAATGATGTTCCAGAAAATATTGTTGAGTTGGCTGTTGCAAATACAGAACTATTACCAAATAATATTGTTGTAGTATTTGCACTTACGCTGTTAGTAACCGCCCCTGGAACTGCACCTACTGTATACATAGTTCCAAAAGTATTGTTAGCACCTGTAAAGTTCAAGTTGCCCGACAGCGTGCGCGAGTCGGTATTTTGAACATAGTTAGCAGCTGCTATAGTTCCAAGATAAGAAGCATTATTAGCTGCTAGAGTTGCAACGTTAGCAGAAAGTCCTGCTGTTGTTTGATAAGATGACATACCAGCAGTAGTTTGATAATTAGAAAGATTACCTGATAATTGTGCATTAGAAACTACGTTAACAGCTGTTACAGATCCAACATATGAAGTATTGTTGGCAGTTAATGTCGCAACATTAGCTGAAAGACCAGCAGTCGTTTGGTAAGAAGACATACCAGCAGTAGTTTGATAATTAGATAAATTGCCTGACAATTGCGCATTCGAAACTACGTTTGCGGCTGATACTGAACCTACGAAACTAGTGTTATTCGCTGTTAATGTAGCTACGTTAGAAGCCAAACCAGCTGTTGTAAGATATTTTTCAGATCCATTTATATAAAAGCCAGTTGTGTTTGCTACAACATTACTATTATTACCAGCATAGAAACCGCTATTATTAACAGTGATTCCACCGCCTGATGCAGAAGGTATAGTAAATTGAATAGCACCTGTACTAAAGTTTACATAATTGGTACTATTACCCATTTGCATAAGCGAAGTATTAACAGTAAATATATTCCAACTTAAAGGAAAATCACCTTGTGGGAAATAGATAGTTGAGCCTCCTGGACCTTGTCCTACGGTGGTATCTATTCCAAGGGTGAATAGAGATCCTACACTTGATCTTGGTAATAACATAGCACTATATTGAGCAGTGCCATTAGACATCTGTAGTATAGATGAATTTGAAACTACATTAACTGTACTATTACCGAATGTAATATTATTACTAAATGTTTGCGTATTACTAAGCGTATAACTTCCAGTAAGATTAAAATAATTTGCTAAGTTACTTGATAATTGTGTATTTGATACTACGTTAGCAGCTGACACTGTTCCAACAAAAGATGTATTGTTGGCAGTTAATGTAGCTACGTTAGCGCTCAATCCAGCAGTAGTTTGATAGTTAGAAAGATTACCTGATAATTGTGCATTAGAAACTACGTTAGCCGCTGTAACAGAACCGACATACGATGTATTATTCGATGTTAATGTCGCAACGTTAGCTGATAGTCCAGCAGTAGTTTGATAATTAGAAAGATTACCTGATAACTGGGCATTTGATACTACGTTAGCGGCTGTTACTGATCCAACATATGAAGTATTGTTAGATGTGCCAGTAAACGCTGTTGAGTTAATCGAAGAATTAACACTATTATTACCGATAACTATTTTATTATTGGATACTACAGTTCCAGAAGTAGCAGCAATTGCGCCATAATTAGTATTAGAATTAAATGTGATTGTATTACTAAATGTCTGTGTATTAGACCAAGTAAATTGAGAGTCTACATTAATACCAATCGTTAATGTTTTCGGCGCTGTATTAGTAGTTGTTAAATAGATACCTTGTGCATTAGCAACATTTAATGTATCTTCGCCAACGGCAGTAATCGTTTGTTGCCCAGCAACTGTAATGTACTTGTATCCAGACCCTAGGCTAACGAACACATTACCAGAACCTTGATCCTTAACATGAATACCAGTCGATTCATCGAAATTAATTGCAGTAACACTTCCTACTGCTACGTTGATAGTTCCGCCATCACCGTTAGTGCTTCTAACAGTTAAACTACTAGAGCCACTACTGACTGTTGACCAATAAACAGAAGTGGCATTAGTTGTGAGAACTTGACCAGCTGTACCATATGATCCATTGGCAGAAATACCAGATGTGGTAGCCAATGTAAGATTGCCAGTTATGTTTTGATTTACTTGGTTAGCGCCAATTGCAATAAGGGCAGAACCATTTGATGTATAGAGGATTTTATCAGCCATATTGAGTGCTAATTCACCAGCATCAATATACTGTAAATTAGCAGCATTTGTAGTATTTGGCTGTTTTCCCGCAGTTGATGTGCGTAAAACTTTTAGTACTGTATTAGCCATATGGCATCCTCAAATCGGTATATACCGAGGTTTAAAAATCGTCAGAAGTGTTAGAAGTATTTACTTCTTTTTTAACTTTTTTACTTTGTTTATCAATTTGCTTTTCTAGTTCCTCGATATGTGCAAGCAATTTTTGATTTGCACTTTCGAGGTAACTAGCTTTAGCTTCGTTGAGGAGTCGAGCTTTTGTCAACTCCTCAACTTCTTTTACAATTCTTTCAATATATAAATTTACAAAATCATTATCCATAATATACTCCATTATTTAGATTAGAAAGTTCCCCCATCAAGAACGCCCCAAGTAACGCTTCCAGAGCTTACCTGAAGAACATATCCATCAGAGCCAATACCTAACTTACTTAGGGCATTGGAAGTATTACCAACTAGCAAGTCGCCAGAAGTATAAGTGTTTAATCCAGTACCACCCGAAGTAGTAGCAAGAGCAGATGAAAGTACTAGAGAGTTAGCAGTTAAGTTTACAGCAACTGTTGAGTTAGCAGTTACAGTAACGGCTGTTGAGTTAACAACAAACGCACCGCCTGTACCCCATGGTTGTAAGTAAGCTTGAAGAGTACCAGTAGCAGTATTAGCACTTGTATCGATAGTAGTAGCAGTATTTGGATTTGTGTTAGATGCAAATACACGGAATACTGGGTTAGAATTCGAAGAAGCAGCAGCGATACGAGCAATACCAGAATACCAAATCTTATTTCCGTCACCTGCAGGAGAGAAGAATCCAGTATCAACTGCATCAGTTGTAGTATTATCTGTACCAATCTCAATTACGTTATCTTTAACTGTTAAGGTTGTAGTGTTAACAGTAACAACAGAACCAGAAACAATCAAGTTACCTGTTGCAGTAATATCGCGAATGCGAAGGGTTGAAGAAGTAGCATCGATATTAGCACCAGTAATAGAAACGTTACCACCAAGGGTTGTTGTTCCGTTAACTGATAATTTATCAGCTGGAGCATTATTACCAAGACCGAAATTACCATTCGAGACAAAGTAACCAGTACTACCAATTGTTGAAACATTACTTGTAGTAGTTACGCTCAATACACTGCTTAGAGCAGCAGGAGCTCCGCCAACTGTTGTTGTTAATGCTAAACCACCGCCACTATCTTGTACTGATAATGTACCAAGATAAATGGTTGTTCCCTTAATATAAAGCGAACGCCATGCATTAGTTGTATTACCAAGATCATATGTTACGTTTGAAGAAGGTATAATATGACCAGAAATGACCATATTGTTACCAGCAGTAATAACACCTGTTAGGCTTGTATTACCTGTAACGCTAACATTTCCATTGAAATACGAATTTGCACCAGTGATATTAACGAAGTTAGCACTGTTACCAATTTGTAATAATGAAGTATTTGTAAAGAATAGATTAGAAGTAGTAGAATAACCAGTACCTTGTGGAGCATATACCGTTGCTCCACCTGGACCACCACCGAATGTTGGGTTACCGATTACAAGGGCTGCACCATATGCTGCAGCGTCAGTAAGCGAAGAAAATAGGCTAATATTTCCAGAAGAAGAATTGCTTATGGAAATGCGACCAGAAGTAAGTAATGAATTTGCAGTGCTATTACCAACTGTAAGTGTATTACTATTTTTAATAGTAACATTATTGTTAACAACTAATGCACCTTCCATCGCCACATTCGATGTAAAAATAGTATTTGTTCCACCAAAACTATTATTACCAGTATAGCTTCCATTACGCGATAGAGTATCAGACATGGCATTGCTATAAGCACTACCAGATACCACATCAGCATAAGAAACAGCGTTGGAGTAAGCAGTAGCAGCTATACTACCAGCATAGGAAACAGCATTTGAATAAGCAGTTGCAGCTTTTGTATCAGAATATCCTCTTAAATCTGAGGCAGTATTTCCACCAAGATAAGTGGCACTATTTGCAGCACCGCTGAACGAAGTAGAATTAATTGTAGAATTAGTAACAGTATTACCAATTGATAAAGTATTTGATGTTTTATTGAAAGTAAAACCAGCAACAGCATTAAGGCTACCACTATCATTAAATTGGATTTGAGTATTTGAACCTGCAACAGAAGCTGCAAGAGTAGCCCAATATGTAGCACTACCGTTACTTAATAGAGTTTGACCAGCAGCGCCATAACTACCATTAGCTTGTAAACCAACAGCGACTGAACTACTACCAAGAATAAGATTACCTGTAAGATTGGTAACACCACCAATAACAACATTACCAGAAATATTGGCAGTGCCAGTTACTTGAAGTTTAGCGTTTGGATTAGTATTACCGATACCAACGTTTGCACCAGCATCGATACGCATAACTTCGTTAGTAGCAAGTGTACCGTTAGCAAAGAACTGAACAGCCTTAGCAGAAGCAGTACCAATGGCCATAGTACCATTAGCAGCATATAGATAACCATCATCAGCGCCGTTAATAGTCCATTGTGTATTTGACCAGTTAGATCCATTAATACCAAGATCTACGTAGTTAGTAGAATCAGTATAGTTATCGGCATTAAGAACAAAGTCTGCAGAAGAAGAAGGACCAGTATTACTATTAGTAAGCTGAACTTGTCCATATGTATTTGCATTAGCATGCCAATGTTGAAGTTGTTGACCGCCACCAGAGACATATCCAAGTTGTACGTTTACAGTGCTGTTACCAACAGTAATAGTATTAGATGTATTGTCATATGTAAAATTATTAGTACCAGCAAGAACACCAGAGTCATTATACTGGAATTGACCATTAGAACCTTGTGGAGTAGAAGCAGAAGCTGTTTGTAAATCTACATAATGTTTAATAGCATATGTAGAAGATAATTCATTATTAGAAGCATTACCTAGATGTGTAAGGTTAGAAGATGTATTAACTGTATTAACAGAGACACCGCTCAATGTTAAGTTAGCAGTAATAATCTTATCGATACCGCTGGTAGCGTTGGCTACGAGTGCTTGGTTTGCAGTAAGTGTACCTGGAACTTGAAGACCAGCAACACGGATATTACCAGAACCATCTGGTGCACCAATATAAAGTACGTTACCATTACCTGTAAAGCCAAATTCACCATTTGCAAGGGTAGGTACAGTAGAATTTGTTACTGAACGTTTAATTTGGATTTTATTTGACATGCTTTGGCCCTCTTGTTGCTCTTGTTGCTTTGTTTCTATTTATACTATTTATAATTTAGAAAGTTCCACCGTCTAAACCACCAGTGGCATATGTCAAATCAAGAGGTTTCGCAATCCATGTCTTCGAAGCAGAATCATAAACTAAAGTGTCTCCAGTAGTTTCGCCAGTTGAAACTACATCAGTAAGCGATTCTAATGTTGTAACACCAGAAGCTATAGTAGATATAGGTTTTAATGTAACTGGCGTCGATGTATTTATAACGCCAGCTGTCGCATTACTTGAAACAGTAACCGTTCTTCTTTTAGATACTATTACATTAGATACAGTAGTCATTTGCATCAACCATTTGTATAGCCATTGGCGAACCATGTATTATTAGTTGAATAAATTCCAGCAGTTACAGATGGAGTCACGGTAATAATACCTTCCACCACTCTAGAAACTGCACCAGTACTAGTTTGAGTTATATCAACATCATATACATATCTACCAGCATATAAAACAGCTGAAGTATTAGCATCTAATTCTAAAGTAATAGTTCCAGAAGCTGTATTAATAGAGGTGTTAAATGGAACAGAAGTTTGTGAAGTATACCATTTCTTAATTACAGAATTGGCAGTAAATCCAGCCAAGTTAAGTGCATCGCCGTTCTCATCTTTAAGAGACAAGTCGGTGGAAAAAGTTGTACCTTGATCTATAACAAGATTAGCTTTAGTTGCCATTAGACTACTGTCCTAATAAATTTAACAGTTGTATTTGTAGAAACTGGTGTAAAGTTTAGAGAAATAGTAGTGCTATCAGAATTAACGCTGAATACACCAACGGAATTATTTGTAGTAATAGATCCATATTCTGTTGAGAAAGAATTAGCACCACCACTATGACCTGTTAATATTTTAGTGATATAATAATTATTAGCACCTACGACGTTATCTACAACACTGATAATATATTCAGCTGCTTTATAAGAAGCAATTGCATAAGAGTCAATTAATTGTAAACTTGTACCAGATGTATTAGTTTGACCGCTAGTGACAGGCTGATAAGGAACAGCAACAATAGTCCAAGAACCATTTGCATTGTGGTAATACTGTCCATTAGAAATTTGAGTAGTTGTAGGTATTGTTAATATAACATTGGCAGTTGAATTTGAAATTTTTAACGAAGAAGAATTAGCAACCGCATTAGTAGTACTATTACCAACAGAAATAGCATTTACTGAAAGATTAGCATTGATTGTTATATTGTTTGTTGTAACAGTATTAGCAGCAAATGTTCCAGTAATACCAGCAGAACCAACTGCAGCGTTACCGACAGTTACAGCAGCTGTTGATACTGCATTAACAAGATAGTTGGTTGTATCAAGCCATTTTTGAAAGGTATCTGTATTTGCGATATTACTAATATTCCAAGTCATTTATTTTATCTCTTTAATAGCTGTTGCAACATTTGCTTGATATCATCTAAATCATTTTCAACTTTGTCTAATCTATCATTTGCAAGATCAGCTTTGGCTGCATTCTGTTTCGCTTTTCTATAAGCCTCTAATTTAGCATTATCGACATTTAAAATAGCGCCACTACTAAGATCTTTAACAAGTCCTTCAATATCAGTCTTTACATATTTATTCATCATAATTGTAGTGCTAATCCTCTAACGTTGTCAAGAATAGGTATTCTTGATGTATCATTTGATTGTAATACTATTTTTATTTGGAATCTATTAAACGTCGAATAGATATTATTCGAAGAGTTAAGATATGTTAAACCAGCAGGTGTTATCAAATATGCATTGGCACCAGAAACTGTTGAAGACCATGGCTTTTGCACAACTAGTGAAGTAGAATTAGTTACAAACACAACAGATTGTTGATCACCATTTACATATATAATATTTCCAGCTTTAATCGCCGTATTAAAGTTAGTACCTGAACCTGTAATAGTGGAAGAGGTGGTATTTACAGAAACAGTTCCAGTCAATTGAATTGAATCATTAGATGATAGATATGGCGTTGTTGGTGGAGTTACGATGAATATAGGTTGACTAGTCCACGAATTAGTAAACGCTGTATCTATAGTTAAAGATGTATTACTTGCAATTGCAGTAATTTTTCTTGAAGTTTCATTTACTGTAGAATTGGCAAGCATATTAACATACCATCCAACTTTAAGTTCAGATTGAAATTTTGTACCACTGCCAGTAACAGTTGTAGATGAACTAGTAGATGTTATTGTTCCATTTGTTGGAAGTAAACCATAATATTGTGGTACAGTATATGTAAACTCTCTCATATCTGTTGGATCATTTGAATTAGAATATAAAGAAGCGCCATTATTAATCATCGGTGTCCAAGTTTTTGCAGAAATTATATCAGAATCTTCTGCATTTAAAAATCTAGTCCATACTTGAATATCTGAGCTGTATGGTCTAAATGCTGTAACAATAACTTGTAAATCTTGAGCGTCTTGTCCAGAAGCCAATGTTATAGGCTGGGAAATATACTTTGACTTAGAAGCACCTGAGGAATAAAATTCTTCATAAACAAAAGATATTGGATCAATTTTATTACCTAAAACCAATTGTTGATTTCTTACCGTGTCGATAATAGGAGAAATAAGTTCAGAATCAGTAGTTAATCGAGCATGAATATTAAGTGATCTATTACCACCCATGCTAGAAACTTCATTTGTTCTACTTGCAACAATTCTCTCTTGATCATAAAATTCAGTTTCAGTTCCAGAATTTACTGGATAATAAGAACTATCTGATCCATACGAATTACTAGTTCCCGAAACACCATATGTTAATGTCGTACCTGCAGGAACAACAGATGCAAATTGTGGCACAAAAGCATTAAATAATGGATTATATAAAGCGCCTGTATTTGCATATGCAATCAAAGTTGAAGTATTTGGTCCAGGCGAAGTAACTAAAGTTGTGTTTGCAAATCTATGAATTTGCATGTAAGTATTTGCAGTAAAGTTACCAGTTGAATTTGCTACATATATGATATTTTTAACATCATCATAATAATCAACAATACCTTTTATACTTGTATTAACTGTAGTAACTGTTGAGTTAGTAGATTGGAAAAGGTAATCTCCAGGAAGAACGCCAGCAGTTGAATTTGCATACGCAATATTGTATACAGATATATTGTCATATTTTTGATTTACAAAATATGCATCACCAACCTGTTGACTAAATTTAGCTCTATGTAATTCAAATTTAATATATTCTGTTTGAAGAGCAGTCCATTGTAAATCAGTTGCTCCATAAAAGGCAGTGCCAATTGTAGGCTGATTGAAAACTTGTTGTCCAGTTTGAATATCAACATCGCCGAGAACAGCGCTGTATACAAAATAATCTGGATCACCAGCATCTGGTTTTACAACAAATGCATACTCGGTTCCATTATTTAAAAATACTGGAGCTTCGAATGGGAAATTTGTAAGAACAGATGCATCTGCACTAACATTAATAGAAGAATATGGCAAATGAACTGTTGAAAATGGAAGAATTTTTGATCCATCTGGATAACCATTATTTGTTTCACAAAGATAAACAGTTACACCATTTTGCACAATTTGAGATTTTTGTTTGAAATAAAGGTCAAGAGATGTTGCATAAATGCCAGCTTCACCTGATGGAGTATTAATTGTAAGACCTTGTGCAATCGGTTCATTCCAACTACCAACAACAGTTCCAATATCAGGATGAATAACAATAGTTTGTGTTGTATTAGTTGTTACAATTTGATTTTTAACTGGAATAACTGATACAGTTGGATTTACTGTTGTTAATGTAACAGTTTCTTTAGTTACATTTAAATTAGAAGCAGTAAATTGAGCAGAAGAAACTGTTGTAATTGCATCATTACCTTGAGCAATACTAGTAACGTCGCAAAGTTCTAATACACGATCACCTGTTTTAAATGTAGAAGCTGGTACACTAAATTGACCAGCAACTTGACCAAAACTATCAGTAACTATTGGATCACCCCAATTACCATTTTTTTGAATTGATTTATAGTCGGAAGTATCAGATATAGAAGTAGGAACTGTTGCAGGAGCACAATATTGATCAACTAAAATACTATCAAAAAATACATGAACTGTTTGATTTGGACGCATATTATATGCATAAAATGAAATAATTCTTGGAGCAATATATGGTTGTATAGTAACATCTGTTACAAAATTACCAACAGTAACTGTATTAGCTTGTGATTGAACAAGAATCTGCTGGCCAAGTTGAGTTGCAGTTGTTGTTTTTGTTGTTGTAGTTGTATCAGTCGTTGCCAAAATTATCTCCTAAATTATTAACTATGACGTATAGAAAGAGAACCAATAGTTACATTATTACCATACATTTGATGTATTTTAGCAAGAGCTGCTTGATTTGCATTTTCTTGTGCTTGACCACCTGTAAATTGACCAACATAACCGAGATCGACAACAGGTATAAATCCACCATTATTAGTTGTGACCGTTTTAGAAGTTACTGATGTAGTTGTTACCCAATCGCCCCAAATAGAACCAAATGGGCTTTGTGCAAATTCATTCCATGGCGTTGTTAAATCTACAGTAATAGATATAGAACCTGTATTATTTGTATCAACATGATTATCATATGATGGGATTAATACACATGTTCCATTCCATGCATGTGATACATGAGCAGAACTTCTATATTTAGTTGCAAAAGGTTGAACAATATGAGCAACTTCAGTATATGGTAATGATATTACACGACCTGTTTGTTGAACATTTGAAGATGTAGAACTATTGAATTCAATTTTAACAACTTCACGAACAATTCTTGGCCTAGCATATCCATTATTTTTATCTATAGCTATAGAATATTCAGGATTAGATACATCGCTTTGAGTAAAATCATTAAATGGATCTACGAAGATACCATTTTTAAATCTATTAAGACCATTATGATCTGTAACTGTCATATCTGTAGCTTTTTTCTCTAATAGAGTTAAAGCTGTGTAATATTCTAAGTTAGTAACTCGTGAATCAATTTTCCCAATATCTTTCATAGTATATCTACGATTAGTTACAGGAGTGACTGAAATAGCAAGAGATGTATCACGAGTTATATTTTTAGAACGCTGATTTATTGTTAATAATGAATCGCGTTGGTCTGAAGATAAAGATGGATATGGGGGAATATCCATAACAGCAACAGCCATTGCATTATCTGGATATAGTGGATGCTGCGGGCTTAAACTAGATAAACCTTCTTTAACTTTAATAACATTATCTGATGTGATAAGAACCAAATCTTTTCTACCAAGATAATATGTATAATCAGATTGGAAATTTTTACCATATGAAGGTACATTCAACCCATTAGTTGGTATTGAAAAAGTAAGCGTAGAAGAAGGATTAACAGTTGCTGCAGAAATAGCAGCAGTTAACTGCGATGTATTTGATGTGTCGCATTTACCAGTATCAGTTGCAGTTATAACGCTATTGACACGGAAATCTACATAATCTCTTAGCGGTATTTTTTTACCTGAATCATCGACATAAAGAGGCATATCTTTAGTTTGTATTGATGTTGCATTATAATAATTTACATTTACAAGATTATTATTAAATGGATTATTCACAGTCATATATGTAGAATTTGAAATGCTACTTACAGTTCTAAATGTTAAATTATCTACTTGAATAAGATCACCAATATTAAAAGATGTATTAAAAGTTGTATCTGTTCCGAGAACTATAGTGTTACTCGATGAAACGGTAACAAATCCAGGTAACCCATCATTTATTGGATATGATTCAACAGTATAAAAATTAACACCAGCTGAAGTATTAGCGGAGAAATAATCTAACTTAACTAATAGATATGGAGTTGCATTAGTATTATATCCAGAAGTAGGATACAAATAAGCAAGATCATAATGTGTATCTTTTTGACCTGTATCTAATACAAAATTTTCTGTTACATCATTATTGGTAATAGAATATGTGCCATCACTTGATCCATAAATTGCTCTAATTTGGTGCACATCACTATATCCTAAGCACCATGGACCATTTGGCGTTGTTAAAGTATTTAATTTAACAAAACGATTTTTATTAATTACTTTTGCAGCTGGTCTAGTATTTGTTCTTAATATATCATAGATAACATCAACTGCTAACCCAGAACTTGGAACTTCGGCGGTGTTAATTGTAAATGATGTCGAATTTGTTACGTTAACAAAAGAAGTAGGACCATTAACAGAAGCTGTGCTTATTGGAATAAGTTTTCCAGAAACATATGTTTTATTATATGTTTGTGTAGTTAAAGTAGATGTAAATGCAGAATCAACTGTAAGAGATGTTGCGTTAGTTATAGAAACAATTGTTCTTTTATCAGAACCAACTTTAATAGTATCAAATGGATTAAAAGCAGTTAAAAATGAAGTCGCGTTACCAAGAACTGTAGTGCTTGTACTAGAAACGTTTACAGTACCCGTAAGAGCAGCAGAATCAACGTTTGCAGTAGCAATAAGATTAAATGATACAGCATCAGAGTCTGCAAGTTGTCCAATACCATATGGTAAAATATCAGTACCACCTGGAGCAGATGAAGTAATGGTAACAGTTAAGTCGCCACTAGTATTCATCGTAGCAGATGTTCTATTTCTATAAACGTATTCTGTATTAATATTATTGCTTGTATCTCTTAAATTTAAAAGACCTGGAGTACCAAAAGTATAAAGTTGATCTTTAACAGAAGAAGATTGGATACCTGTTTTTACTAAATCGCCTACACCTTTAACTGTGCCATTATAATATACAGATTTAATTTGACTTACATTATAACCTGAATTCATAAAAACATTGAATACATGAAGATTGTATTGTGCAGTGTTAGAACCAATTGAACCATTATTATATGTAAAACATTTTAAAGAAGCTGTACCGATAGCTGTTCCAGTAGGAGTTAAAGAATTCCAAGTTCTATTGGTTACTGCTTGTTGTGCAGTGTCATATAGTGTAACACTTGCAGCTTTTGTAAAATCAAAATCACCAGCTACTTCATTTAATAGAAAATATCCACCATAATTAAAAGTAATTTGTTGTTGGCTATTATTATCTGTATCAACACCACGACGCATATTAATATATGCTGCTTTTTGTAATTCTACACGATAACCTTGTGCATACCCAACGCCTGGATTAATTCTGCCAAAAACTTGATTTGAAGATAAAGAAATTGGACCAGAAGTAACACTATCAACAACAAATGGATTTACAACATAATTACCCGATTCTTCATATGTTCTCTTAGCCATAACATCGCCGATAATAGAATATACATTTTTCGAAGCGATTGTTTGGGTAATAAGGGATCCATAGTTATATGAAACTATCGGATTAAATCCGTTTGTGTTTGAAGAAGTAGTTGGGTCAAGAGAAACAAGAGTTGGTAATAATTTTAAACGATGTGCTCCTGGAGCATTTTCATTTGAATAACCGAGAGCATTATCAAGTAATGATGTATCTTGATTTTCTGTTACGATAGATTCAGTTAATGTGAACCCAACAACATTATTACCTGCATATGTTCCGAAATTATTAACAATACCATATGTTGGATTTAATACATTGACGAATACACCATTAAGATAAACAACGCCAGCATCAACATGGACACCATGCGCTAAACCAACAGCTGTTTGTCCAGAAGTAGAATTTGCATATGTATTTACTATAGCAACAGTATCGGCTGTATTATTTCCAGTTCTTGGATTAGTATAGAAAATTAAAGATTCATTATTAGAAAATACTTTAGCACCATTATTACCTGTATTAACATAGTTAACATAGATAACATTTGTATTTGGATACTGAGAAACTAGACCTGAATTTGCATAAAGAACAGTTGCAGTCAAGTTAGAAGTTGCGCTAACAACTTGCAAATTGGCAAATGAAACTATACTAAAAGATGCAGTATTTGTTTGAAAATCTTGAAGACGTACGAAATCAACAGCTGGATCGTCGTGAATGGCGCAACCTGAAACGATGTCACCGCTTTTAAAAGCCCAATTACCGAAATTTTCAATTTGATTTTGAAGAATCGATTGTGTTTGTGTTAGTTCGCGAGCTTGTACAGCGGTTGCAGGTCTAAACAAAATACGATAATATTCGTTATTTGCATTATAATCATCATAGTAGGGAGGAGTATTTAAATCTGTCTTAATTGGCATAGTTATTCCCTAATTAAATTTGGATAATCATTTTAAACGCTTCATTTTGAGTGTTAGATCTCGAAACTGTGCTAATCGATTGAACGTATATGGGCTTTATATCTTTTGTGTAAACATCACCTAATGTATTTATAACTAGTGTCGTAGAGATACTACCATTACTACTTACAATATATTCATTATTTGCAAAAGTTTTATCGCCTGTTAAAAATACCGTGCTAGTATTACAAAATACTACAGTTCCTACTGCACCACTAGTATTTCCAGTAACAGTATCACCAACGGATAGTAAAGAAAGAGTATTTAATGTTGGAGATAAATTAGCCTGTAATATTGAACTAAATGCATTAGCTGATGTTACAGCGGTTTTAACTCCAGTAGCATCAATTGCAGATGGATTTTTAATCAAGCCTATTTTACTATAAGAAATATTTGTAGGAATAGAATTAACTTCATTGTTTGAAAAAGTAAAATATATACCCATACCTTTTACAAATAGTTCGCTGGCAGGATCTGAACCATGACCACCTGGAGGTGGAACAATCGCCTGTAAATTAGCACTAGAACCATAACTAGTATTACTTATAACTGCAATATTAGCCCATGTTATATTTGAACCACTATTGATAATTATAACATTTGCAATACTATTAGATGTTGTATTCATTGTGCAATATGCTGCAGGAGGATTAGTAGCATCTGAATATATTTTAATTCTTGGAGAAATTATATATCCAGAAACACCAGCTTGAATAATTGATGTATTTGGTGCTGCATCGGGTATAATATATCTACCAGTAGAATTTGAATAAGAATTTGAAACATTTAAAAGTTGTGAAGAAGAAGGCGTACCATTACTGTAAAGGTAAATCGCATTTCCTTTATAAAAAGTATCAATAGTAGAAGCAGATGCTTCTATTTGAATAATAGAAGTATTAACTGATTGTACAATTCCGCTATGATAAGAGTTATATCCAGAACCAGAATTAGCGATTAAAATATTATCTATACCACTATTTTGTGTAGCGGCTGAAACAATAGAAGAATTTGGATATACTGGCATATAAGCGTCAGTTGCAAATCTATTATAGACAGCAGAACTAATTGAAGTGATATATTTCCACTTATAATTATCAGCAGTTTGAAATGTCGAAGTTTGTGTAGGTATAGCTACAGAACTAGGATTAGCAGTTGAAGGAGCTCCATTTGCATTATCAAGACATTTATAGATAAGATAATAACCACCTAATTGAGAAGAAATATAAAAATCAGATTCTGATAAATCGACATGATTATCATAGATGTCATATACGGTATTAGTTGTCCAAATTTTATTAGAAATAACTGGGAAAATATTTCCGTATGTTATTTTCTTACCAAATAACATTTGCCAATCATTGATGAAAGAATCATCTACTGTAGCAGATGGTGTATTAGCAGAAAATGCAGCGAATGCATAATAGTGAGTAGTATTCGCTAAAATACCATCTGCAATATCGTCGATAATTGCATTCTTAAAGGCTGGTAAAATTTTACCCATTTTATTCCTTAAATACCAATCGCCATAAACGATACAGTCGATGCAGTAGCACTATTTGTTATTAATGTAAAGCTAGTAGCATTAACTGTATATGCAGCTGCAACAGAAGCTACAGCGTTTGAAGTTAAAGTTAGCGAGTAACAGTTTGAAGTAAATGAAACGCCACTTTGCGCAGAAAACGATATAATGTTAGCTGTAGAGTTAGCAGTCGTAATCGCTCCAAATATCATTTTCAAACCGTTTGGTAGATATGTATATCCACCTGCACCATAAGTTGTATGGCCAGCAACGTTTGAAGTACCAAGGTTAAATGTATTTGATAAGACAGTAAGGTTGGCTGAAGTATTTACAGTAACAGCACTTGTATTAACAGTAAGAATTCTGTTAGTAGTTGTTGTACCACCAGCATGGATAACAACGTCTTTAACAGAAGCAGTACCAATAGTTAATGCACCGTTAGAAGCGTAAAGATAAGCGTCTAATGCTCCACCGATATTATAAGATGCATTAGAATATGTAGAACTATTGATACCAAGATCGACGTAGTTGCTTACATCGTTACCACTATCAGCTGCTGCAACAAGGTCAGAAGAAGCATTTAATTGTGTATTTGAGTTTTGTATTACAACCTGAACGAATCCATTAGATGATAAATCAACTTCAACAGCTGCTGCAGTACCATATGAATATGGATTTATGGCATTATTACCAATTTGAATTTTATTGAAAGCAGTTACAGCTGTCGAGTTAGCGACAAATATTGGCTGAGTTGTATTTGATAATGCTACAGAAGTAGGTGTAATAGCAATATTACCCACGGAATTGGCAACTGCGATAGTAGAAGTAGTTTGTGTAGTACTACTATTACCAATTGTAAATGATCCAGTATTAGCTAAGGTAACAGTTGGTTGTGTTGTCGTATTACCAGTATATAATAGGTTTGTGCTATTAAATACAGCATTAACAGTTGCATAAACGCCAGTAGCATTAGCGACAAGAAAAGCTGCAGTTGAATTTGATAAAGTTACAGAAGTAGCAGTAACAGCAATATTACCAGTTGAGTTAGCAACACTTATCTGAGTTGCAGATATATTACTGTTAACAGTGGCGCTAGTTTGCGTTAGTAATGATGTAGCAGTAATTTGGGTGTTACCAGTTGAGTTGGCAATTTGAACTGTATTAGAATTCATCGAAGCATTAACAGTCGAATTAGATTGTCTTAAAGTAATAGCTGCAGTAAGGGTTGAATTACTAGTGCTATTACCGAATGTAATAGTATTACTGAATGATTGAGTATTTGTCCATGAATACTGTGCGGTTACGTTAACAGATGGATTACCCCAATATAAAGCACTTCCATTTGAAGTAAGAACTTGACCTGCAGCGCCACTAGCGCCATTAGCAACTAAGCTTATACTATTTACAACTGTTACTGCTGTTGCATTGATTGTTAAAACTTTATTTGCAGCTAATGTACCACCAGCATGGAATATAACTTCTTTTGCAGAAGCTGTACCGATAGTTAAATTAGTATTTGAAGTATAAAGATAGGCATCTAATGCTCCAGCAATAGTATATGTCGTATTAGAATACGTAGAGCTATTAATACCAAAGTCGACATAGTTGACGGAATCATTACCAGTATCAGCAGTGATTACAAGATCACCAGAAGCGTTAGTTCCAGAATTAGCATTTTGAATAACTGATTGAACATAGGTATTTTGAGAGGCGTCAATTTCTATAATAGCAAGGGAACCAAAATCATATCCTGCTGCAGAACCAACTTTAAGTTTAGTATTAGCAAAAATGTTATTCGAAATAACGTTAGCGGTAACAGTTAAGTTATTTGAAGCTGTTACGTTATTTGAAGATCCAGGAACAAATACGGAATAAAATTCAGAAAAGTTATTATTAACTTTTTGCATAGAAGTGCGTAGCGGATCACCTACTCCGTCATTAGCTACAATACCTGTATTAACTATTTGCTGAGCCATTTTTTGCTATATCCTTGTTAAAAAAACGAACTATCCGAAGTAACACTTGTACTATCAGAGAGTATTGTTGTTATATCTACAGTTATTTCATTATCAATAAGCGCATCAACTGTAATAGTAGAATCTGCTGTAATTATCGAACTATCTGACGTAACTTGTATAATTGGTTTATTTGATTCATATAATACACTAGCCAATAAAGATTCATTAATGGTTTGATAAAAATCACCAAAAAGTTCAGAACCGGCAACATGAAATGTATTATATAATATATTTTTATATTTATCAAGAGTAATATTAGTTCTAATTTGATAAGAGTAATCTTGATAAAAATAACTATCTTGAATGTATTTATCTGAGTTCAAGAAACCTTGTGTTGTCGACCAGTACCCAACGTCTCTACCAATAGCTTTTTTAACGACACGACCTTGGATAGAGTTTGTTGTATCATATTCTACGATCGAAGAAGTTAAAACAGCATTAGAGCCAGTAGTGCTTTTTACTGATATGGCTGGTAATGATGTGAATCCAGAACCAGTTTGTGTTAAAACAACAGCTGTAATAACACCAGCATTATCTGTAGTAACATATCCAGCTGCTGGAGTAGTGTAAATTCCACCTGTGAAAACTAAAGCGTCATTATTACTATATGCAGTTCCACCACTAGCAATTGCTGGTGTGCTCAATGCATTTAATCTATATGCTTTTACTAATTCATAATCTAGATAACCTTTACCTGATCCAATTGCAGTAACTTCAGCTACGATATTATTACCAAAAGAAGGTGTACCTACTACAATTTCGTTTTTACCTGCAATAGTGTTATCATTTTGAATAACTGTAGGATCATAGTTTGCAAAGTTAGAAGTTAAAGTAACTGGAGCAGCTCTGAACGTTGCAACTGTATTGGAGTATTTTGGAGGTCCATAAAGTGTAATACTAGTATCACTATCAACATTTCTAATAACTTGATAATCTACAGCTATGCTATTTGCTTGAAATGCAATAACATCACCAGCGGAAAAATAGTATGTAAAGTTTGTTCCAGTACCAGTAACGGTATTAGAAGATGTTGAAGTACTTACTGTTCCAGGTAATGTATTAGATAATTGAGTTGATCTAACAAAAACATAAGGTTCTTTAATATAATTATTACCTGAAACAATGTTGTTTAGAGTAGCAATAGATCCAAATAATGTATTAGTATATCTTAATGCAGAAGATATAGGAGTAGATAAATTAGCAGTTAGATTTCCTGGGAAATTATATACAGAATTGATAGCATTGCTAGAATAATCGCAAATTAAATCAGTGTTATATTTTATACTTCTAACATAAGAGAAGTTTCCTGTGGTAAAAGAAGCACCAGTACCGCTAGTGTCTCCATCTGCATTATATACGAAAACATGAGAATTTGGAAGATATCCAAATCCACCATAATTGATAGTAAAATTCACTGCACCATAGGCTGTTGCAAGTTTCGTTACTCTTACACGTCCATCTACACCAGAAGAAATAACTTGGTTATTTGAAGGTTCATAATGAGCTATTTTAAGAATATCACCTACTTGGAAATTTTGTCCACCATTAACGATATTTAAATGATCCAAAGAACCTAAAATGACAGGAGCGGTAGAAATACTAATAGAATCAGTTTTACCTTCTATTGTTATTTTTTCACCTTTAGTGAAAGTGCCACCATTTGGTAAAACATTAGAAATCGCAAAGTTACAAACGATACCTTGATTGATAGGATTTTTTACCACATTTTCAACGATTGCTGATGTACCTGATGTAACACCAACAATTTTCTTACCGACAAAAATATTAAGATTACCAGTATCGTTAATCTCTAGATATTTTGGCTGGATCCATGTACCATCAGAAATTCTTAACATATCATCAGATGGAAGATAAACTGTAACATCCTCATTGTATATGAGTTTGAATAAAAGTTTATAACACTGAATAGAACCTTTAGAACGATAAACGTCTAAGATATGTTTTAATAGAAATCTTTTATTAATGATAACATCAAATGGGATACCATAAAGATATTTTGTTTGGAAATGCTGTAGAAATGCATCTAATGTATTATCGATGTCACGGTAATCTAAAAGTTTTCTGGCTTCTGCGATTGGATTGCCAGTAGTTTCCATCCATTCATAATATGCTTTTGTAAACAGGATGAAGTTTTCACCTTCTTCCTGATAAAATCTAGGAAATTGATTCTCAATGAAATTAGAGATTTTCTTTTCTATTGAAAATTTCATTATACTATCTTTTCAACCATTGTAATTGTAACATCATTAGGGTCGATTAATAAGATTTTATTATTGTTAACGATAATGTCTTTATTGGCTGGAACCATATAAAGTTCAATATAATTACCATAGTATGATGTCAATAGATTGTTGATTTTAACATCTCCAGTAGTATAATCAATAGTACCTATTGTAGAATTTAAAACACTGAAAACACCATTAATTGTACTATAAACTAGAAGATTGCCGAAATTGTCATCTCTTATATATGATAGAGGATATGAAGTTCCAGTAGTGTCAACATATGTGAATGCAGTTGAAGTGACAACAGGTTCATCCGATAAAGGATTTTTTTTAGTGTAACCAGGAGATAGTTGTTCTATTTCAGCTGCATTATTAAAGCTGAAACTAAATGTAGAAGAATAATTTAATGCAGGTGTTAATCTTTTAATAATATTAATTGAAGTGTCGTTACTGGTAATACTTGTATCAGTATCATCAATATGAGCAACAAGTTTAGAATATCTAAGATCATTACCAAATTTTTCTATATGATCTGCACTATACTGAACAATTCCTGCGAGAATATCAGCTTGCAAACCAATTGAAGATTTTGTTGTGATTGTTTTATCATATTGAACTGTTGTGTTTATCTTACAATATAGATATTCAGGATCCGTTACAATTACTTTATTTGGTAAAGCAATATATGGTTTCATAAAAGAAATAATTTCAGTTTTTATATAATCAGGGGATACAGTACCACCAATTGGTTTAAGAGCAACAACAACTTTACCATATTGCTTCGGTTCTAAAGTTTCTCCTCCATATACACTTACGTCAGAAATAGAGCCACCGAAATTACCAAGAATAAGCGATGAATAGTCATCAGATGCAACAGCTCTTTGTTGTGTAGCAAAATATCTTGGGGCTGCAAATTTAATAGAATCGATTGATTCAGCATTAGCTCCACCTGAAGAATTTGCAATAACAGTTATTGGAGTTTGAACAGAGGCAGTACCGCCATTCATGAGACCTAAATCTTGATTACAGATAAATGAAGTAATACCATCGGCATCAGATCCATTGGTAACTCTATAATTGATATTTAATATAGCTAAGTTATTTGGAATTCTACCGAAATTGCCGTCTCCGAAAACTATCTCGTATTGATTGTTTTGTGCAGCTTGAAGGAAATATACATTTGAAGTAGCAGTAAGATTAAACAAAGTAGTGGCTACAGAGAAATTAGTATTAACATTATTTTCTGTAACTACAACAGTAATACTATCAGTATCGATATTTTTATTCGATAAGATAAATCTTTGAGCCTCGTTTGATACGTTATATATGAAAGTATCAGTTATATACTTACCTTGATAAATTGCTAAATTAGGAATCGTAAATGTATTATTTGCAGAAGTAAAAGAATAATCTTTATCTGTCACAAATGTATATGTACCATTTGCATTAGTTCCACCAAACATAGAACCTTTTTTAATTGTGAAGGGCGAAGGTGTCGATGTGTCAACTTGGAAATAAAGATTAGCCTCTGCTGATTTTGCTGAGCGAGGAGTGTAGTTAAGTTCTTTTGCATGCGAAACTACGGAATCTAATTTTTGAGCCGAGTCAAGAAACATTTCCGATGCAACCATATTTAAATAGAAAGAGTTTAAATATGAATTATATGACATAACATCAAGAAGAACGTTGATGTTAGAACCATCGAAATTATAATCTTTGAAAACTGACTGTGTAGAAAGATACGTCTTAAGATTTTGTTTAAGAGTATCAAAATCAAGGGAAGATAACTGTAGTGCGCTGTTGGCCATTTATCGAACTCTTTTAAGTGTAAAATTAAGCGTTATAGGATCAGTACTATTTATGATGTTGTAAATAATATTAATCCCAAAAGTATTTTCGTCAGCCTCAGGTAACACACTAACTCCAATAACAGAAGCTCTTGGCTCGTTATTTTTAATTGTTGTTTCAATTAAAAATTTCATATTAGAAGCTTGCATATTATCATTTAATTCAAAAAGAGAATTATATATACTGCATCCAATGAGCGGTTGGAATAGTCTTTCACCAACACTTGTTAGGATAAGATTTTTCAATGATTGATTAACAGATTGAACATCTGTTACTTTACCAAGCTGATTACCAACTGGAGTCATAGCAAAGCTATCTAGAAAGTCAGAGAAATCTTCTCTTTTACCTCTAGGATTTAATATTACGTCTGCTCTTGATGTTGCCATTTTATCCTACTACGTTTATTAAACTATCGCCGCTACTAGCATATGGATCATCATGAGGAGTAACACCACCATCCAAAACATCTGGTGATAAATTATCGGGAGCTGCCTGATCTCCAACAAGTATAACAGGTATTCCATTTATAGTAACATAAGATTGTGAATTAATCAATTGACCAGCACCATGACTATTTGGGTCACCATTTACAGACCAAAGTTGTCCATCTACGAAAACAAAGTTTTGCCCACCAACAACAGTAGTAGCACCACAGGCTCGCAAATCGCCATTTCTATGAGCTATAGCCATTTTATACCTTTACAAAATTTACCGCAGATGCAGTTATAGTTATACCGCTAGGAGTCATTTCAATTTTACTACTTCCAACAGTTAATGTTATTTTATTCGATGCACTTAAATTTATAACGCCAGTTCCTTCGCCAACATATAAATTAATTTGATCATGACTTAATAAAGACATATTACCTTTAACATCATATCTTAATTTACCATTATTAACTTTAGTATCATAGCTACCTTCTTGAACATTAATACCATGATCTCCAACAGTAGTATGGTATTTTGTACCAATTACAGTTGAAACATGATCGCCTTCGTGATTAGTATGTAAATCACCTTCATGAGCATGAACGACGTTACCTTTTGAAGTTCGAAAATCATCTCCATCTGTGTGGTGATGACCGCCTTCCGAAGATCCACCTATCTCTTTACCGCCATGCCCTTTGAAATGGTCGCCACCAGAAGCAGTTCCCATATCACCTTTAGCATCTGTATTTTTATTACCCTGTGTGTGATCTGCTTTATTGCCATCGGAATTATGACTATGACCACCAGAGATATATTCTCTTACTTCTTTAGCAATTTTACTTAATAGACCATTGGCTTCTTTATGTTCAAAGGTTCCATCATGATGTATTTTTTCTAGATATGCTTCATCTGGTTTATCTGGGTTAGCATGAACTATGGTTCTATCACCAAGTAAACCACCGCTTCCATGAATCCATGGATAATCAGGAGAAGCTCTTCCATCATCATATGGAGCTTTCTCTAAAAATTTATTAAAATTATCTAATAATCCCATTTCACAATACCTTACTTAATAATAATTCGGTAGCTAAAATACCAGCTGTAGAAACATTAGAGTGTTGTAATCCAAGAGCCACTGAAGCCGAGGTAGCACCTGCAGCTGTATACGCATCATATGCTAATCCAGAAGGAGATTTACCAAGCGAATTCAATTGATTCAGTGCATTCGAAGAAGAAGCTAATAATTTAGTAATATCTGCAACAGCACCTAAACTACTAATACTTGTAAGACCAGCTGCAGCAGCTAAACTTGGTATAGAAATCCCCAATGAACCTAAAGCTCCTGCCAGTGATGCAATATTTGTAAGACTACTAAATGCTGATGGAATATTAAAAGCTCCTGCAGATTTAGATTGCATTAATTTAGCCATAGAAACATTTGTTGCAAATTTTTGTAATGATGTAGAAACAGTACTTTGATTTAAAAATGATGTAGGTAAATGAGATGTTTGAGATAAATTTAAAGCAGTTCCAGCAACACCCATCAATTGCGGTAATAAACTCATCAAATTAACAGATGAACCATTACCCATATTTTTCTCCATGCCATTTTTTTGTATATTGGCGCTGGCGATATCTAATACATTATTTATCACTGCAGGTGTAAGAAATAGCGGAATAGTTCCTGAATTTATAATGTAAGGTTCAAATCCAAGTGCAATCTCTATTTCAGAAGTTCTTAATATATCTTCATCTGCAGATTCATATGGGTATTGTGTTGGTAGTCTAAGAGAATATACATAGTCTCCATTTGGTCCTAACCATTGAATATATCCTGGATATGGATCAGTTTTAGATGAATAATACTGTTGTACGTAAAGATTTGGTACTTTATAAAAAGACACTATTAAATTCAATGCTGGTAAAACTGTACCATAAACGATAGGAGGCAGTTTTGGAGCTGGTATATTATCTTCACCAAATATCATAACCTGCTGAATTAAATTAGCCAAACCTTCTTTAACAATAGGTTGATATGCTGTTTCAATGTAATTAATTCCGTTGTTATTAAGAGCAATATTAAAAGCTGTTATAACTTTACTAAACCCATGATTATGAGCAAGAATAGAAAGAGCTCCTGAAAAACCTTTAGTAACAGATTTAGTTTGTGAATGACTACTTGCACTGTTCATAACGCTTTTAACAAGGTTAAGCAAACTCATCATATTTTTCATCGAAGAAGCTATAGCTTTTGGATCAACCTTTTTTAAAGCATCTGGTAATTTCATGCCAGGAGGTGCAGAAGCTACAGTTGGGTTATCTGCATTTGGTGCATTTTGAGAACGTGATGTTGAAACTGCAGGTTGACCTGCGTCATTTTTAACAACTGTCGCATTATTATATTTTGGATTAGTGTTCGGTACTGAACCATTTACTTTGGTATTATTT